GTAGTACACTCGGAGTACCGTCATCATTAAACGGCTGCTGATTATAACTTATTTGGCCCAGCAACGAGTTTGGATCATATACATCTAAGAAAATAGTAACATAGTTTTCAGCTCTTTTAACTCCTAAGTTTCCTGAAGTTAACCATACTGGTTTGCGTAGATATGTATTGTCTGCTGTAAATAATCCTGTAGCAGCTTTCATAATAGTGTTGTCTGAACGCAAGAAGTCATCACCAACAACAAAAATACTAAATTCACGTTTGCTAAAACTAGTGTCGTCTTCTACTGTAACAGCAAAAGTATACTTACGGTTTAACTTAGTTGGACGTCTTGTTGGCGTACTAAATCCGTAGAATGTAGTATCATAAAAATAGCTATCGTAACCGTCATCATCTAGTACAACTAAATCTAAAGGTGTTGTATCATACTCGCCAGTGTCATACCCAGCTGCATCATCTACATCCAATGACAATAATGGATCAACAATACCTGATATTTTTCCATCTTCTGATAGTTTTAAACCAGGAGGCAACTCGCCGTCGTCGTCTGCAATAAAATATCTTAAACTCTGTCCTGCTGTTAGATCTCTATCTATAGCTTCTAGCTGGAAATCAACTATGCTACTGTCTAAAATAAAATAGGCAATATTAAGTCTATCTGGAGGTGTTGTACTATAAGTAGCATCAACTATTTCCCAAATATTTTCGCTATCATTATAAACTTTTATTTCAAAATCAAATGTGTCATCAAAAATATGCACCCATATCTGATCTTCGAAGGGTGATATAGGCGGAGTTTTACTTACAACATACTCCAATGGTTTCCAAACTAGCGCAACTTCATCCCAATACTTTAATACTAAACTTAATCCATCGTTACTTTTATTAGTATTGAACCAAAAATCATCTATGTTTGGATTTGGAACAGTACTTGATATAGCAAGTGTTTTATCATTTCCTAGTATACCTTGTATTTGTGTTGTGTTTATCCTATACCAGCGTGTATCAACTTTATACCAAAACTGTTTTAAACTGCTTACATACGCATAGTCGCCACTACTTCCAGTTTCTCTACTTGGAATAGTTTCATATACATCAACATCAACTAATGACCAACTGCTGCCAGCATTTGATTCGTATATACCCCATTTTGTATTAAATGTATCAACCCAGTATTGATTTCTAAAACTTCTAGTTAGTCCTAGTTCGCCTTCAGGGGTTTGCCATACAGGAGCATCAGCTCCTTCTACTACGATTTTATAAGTTCTGTCAGCAATACCATCAGTGTTGCTTGCTCTTAAAACAAACTCAAACTCGGTAGTTTTTGAAACTTCAACTGCAACGCCTTTTATACGATAATCATTAATACGAAGACCTGTCGGCAAAGCACCGGATATTAGTGTAACTGTTATACCACTTGTTTCTTCTAGTGGTAGCGCAATGCTAACATCAGTTCTTTCTTGTATACTTGCAAGCTCTGATCCTGATATCTTAGTCCAGCTTGGTAATGCCATTTATATCCCCTTACAAAGTTTCATCAAATGTTGCGTTACTATTTCCAAAATCAGCAGTGCCATCAGCAGGCGAGAATACATCTTGATTTGTACCAAAGTCAACATCTATCGATTTTAAAATAAAATCAATAATGCTAGTTCTATTTCTTGTTAAATCTCCAAAGTCCCATTCAAACGCTTGTTCAAGTTCGGACATAGTAATATCATTAAGAGAAGTAATATTGGTAATAGGATTGCTATTAGCATTTAGTGTTGCATTAAGTGTTGGAGTTGTTTCTCTTGAAAGCAAACTATCTATTGTTATACTAGGAGCAACACCGCCTGCGACTGTTGCTTGTGCAGCACCAGTACCATTGATTGTAATAAAAGTTGTTGGAGAAACAACAGCACTTGTGGTTCCATCAGTTATTCTAGTATATGCAGTCGAACTAGCAAAATAAACATTATTACCATCATCGCTAATACGTATGCTCATTGTATCTGAATACAATGGATCGACTAATAGTTTTCTAAACTGAAATGTATCTGAAACTTCTTGTGCAAATACTCCGTAACCAGCATCGCCGATGTTCGCAGCAGTGATATCTGTAAATCCTGCAACTCGTAAGTCTAGTTCATCAAAGTTTTGATTTACCTTAATAAATGCTTCTCGTAAATCATCACCTGTACCGTCGTTAGCAAGTAATCCTACATTAATATCTTGAATAGCCATGTTAGTCTCCGTTTTATATATTTATCAGAAACTAGTATTATACGTTTGCCCAACTTGTTCCATTAAATACTACAACACTACCATTTGTTAAATCCCATGCTATCATTCCTTCATTAGATCCTTCTGCTGCTGATGGTAAATCAGCATTTTCAAATGCAGGAAGTTGTAATCCAAGTGTTGAGTAAAATGCTGGAAACGTTACTGCACCAGCAGCGCCACTACCGTTATCACCTACATATCCGTAGAATGCACCACCATCATAGAATATCTGTCCTGCTAATGGCGATGTCGGTGGCAATGTGATTGCTAATAATTCTAATCTGCCACTGTCAATCTTAAGAGCATTGTTTGTTCCTGGATTTACAGAGATTGTAGCAGTATTCGTTATAGAACCAACTCCTGCAATCAATGGTGCATTTAATGTACTTGAAGCTGTTACTGTATTTCCAGTGACAGTACCTGTGGTTGCACTTATATTTCCGCCTGTACTAAAGTTGGAAGAAGTACTTGTAATACTTGTTAAAATATCAAGTGTTTCGATACTAACATCTTTTAATGTATTAGTGCTTGTACTTGTAGGTGCTTGATTAAATGCATCTGCTTCGATTGCAGTTGTAGTAGTTGCACCACGTGATGTAACAGTTGCTAATGTATCAGTTTCAAGCGTCAACAACCCTGTAGCATCAAATGTCAATGTAACTTGTCCAGACGCTGCCGTTGCTGTAATTCTACCACTGCCAATAACATCGCCTTGTTGTAAATAGTTGTTTGTATTAATCTCTGCAATGGTTGTAAATTCACTGTCGTTGGTTAGCAAACTGATATTTGAACCTGCTGTTAGTGCATTTGCTGGAGTAAATGTAAATACACCAGCAGCGTTGTATATCAAACTTCCTTGTCCGCTTGCTGGATTGGTTACAACACTAAAATCAGATAACTGAACTCCGCCTGCTGCTGGGGATGCTTGCCAACTTGTTCCGTCATATGTTAGTACATCATTTAAAATAGCATCAGAAACAAAAACGTCTCCAATATCATCAAGATTATCGATTTGATTTAGAACAGGTTTGTTGAGAATAAAAGCAGCACTTCCGGTATTTGTTTCAGTCCAGTCACTTTGTATTTGCGGAACAACAGCATTGCCATTAAGTGTTAGAGATGTTGCTGTCATAGTAGTTGCTGTTAGTGTAGATATTGTACTAGCACCAGTAACATTTAATGTACCGCCTACCGACACATTACCTGTAGTAGCCATTGTACTACTGCTCAATGACCCGCTTACACTTAAACTAGTTAGGTTGGCAATACCTACACTTGAGAAATCCAAGCTATCACCGCTTGGTATTTCTTTTAGTCTATTACCGTCGTCTGTGTCTACTACTAGTGGAAATCTATTTGCCATTATTACATCCTGTTCTTTTTAATATTTATCGTATACTTACAATGCTGCTATTCTTGCTTGGAAGTCTGCAAAATCTGTTGCTGCTGCTGCTTCTGTTTGCAATGTTGCTAAACTAATATAACCTGGTATAATGCCGTTTATAGCATCTACAAGCAAAGTACTGTCGTCTGCAAACACACTGCCTTTGATATCAGTGTTGACTTGTCCATCTGCTAATGCTGCAATATCTGCATAAACTTCTGTAAAGTTTTCATTGATTTTTATCATAGCGTTACGGAGGGGATCTCCCCCTCCACTGTTTACTTTTGTGCCTACGTTAATAGTTTGCTTTGCCATTATACTCTTCCTACTACTACTTCGACAACACCACGTTCGCTGTCTTCTTTTGTTCCAACTGCTTTACCAATAACTTGGCCAACACCTGGTGTGTTGTTAACAATGGCATAACCGGCAACTGCACTTGTAACAAGCATATCGCCTTTGCGTACTTTACCAATAACATTACATGGTACTCTACCTTGCAATGCTAAACCTACAACGTGTTCGCCTTGTAATGCACTGTTCATCAAGTGTGCTGGATTGGTTGTTACAACACCAGCTGCTCTAGTATCACCTTTTGTAGTACACGCAGTAACTTCTTCATCACCGCCAAATACTAGTACTGTTCCTGGCGCATATGCTGCATCGCCTAAATAGTTTTCTGCAAGGTCAGCATATAGTGCAGCAGTTGCTTCACCATTAAATGTTGTTGCCCAAACTGTGTTGTATCTGTTTGTGTTACTACCAATGCTTACACCGTTGTCGGAGCCAGCATTGACTGGACCAACTATGTTACCAGTGTGTGTAATACTGCCAGTGATGTTTATGCCAACAGTGCCGGTAATAGTTCCGCTTGTAAATGTTAAGCCAGTTAATCCTGCTAAACTTGTTGACGATGCTCCAAGTGCAACACTTGTTGAACCAACTGTAATACTACTGTTTGCTAGTTCGGCGTTTGAAACACCACCTGCTTTAATGCCAACAAATCCAGTTGTAGTTTCAAAGTTTGCATTATCAAAACTTGCAATACCTTTAGTAGCTGCGCCTACTGTTGCTGCTGCTGTAGCATCATCAAGTGCTAGTTTACTTTGTGCGATTGCAGCACTAGCATTAACATCGTTGTCAACAATAACACCACTATTAATATTTGCTGTAATACTATTGCCTGATGTATATGTAAGTCCAATATCGCCAGTTACTTCAACATTTACACTTTGTTGATTAGTTCCTACAAATGCTAAAATGTTGCTAGTGATTGGAGCGCCTGTTCCTGTAATAGTCACATCGCCGATATCATTTAGCTGATCTGTTTTTTGATCAACATATTGTTTTGTTGTAGCATCACTTGAAGCAGTCGGTGTTCCTAAGTTAGTAATACGATTACTGCCCAAGTTCATGTCACTGTTCATAATAGTTTGACTAAACCCTGGACCACCTAAACTCATTACGCCTGGACCAATAACTGTACCGCCTGTAGCGCCATCTCTATCAAAGCCTAAACGTTGATCAATATAGCCTTCTGTTGCTGTTTGTGTTGGTACTGCATCGCCTTTAGCATCAGTAAACGTATCATCGTTGCTAAACTCGTTAACACGCACACCACGTTTAAATCCAATACCATCAATGTTTGTAAGCACAAGTGCAGCATTAAATGTAACACTACCAGTACCTTGGTCAACTGTAAAGAATCTACCAACACGGAAGAAACCATCTTGGTCAGTAAGTGTAGCAAATACTCTACCTTTATTACGTTCTTGTACTTGTGCTGCACTTGCATTACCAGTACTGTCAATAGCATCGCCTGATGAAACAGGACTAAATCCAAACGGTGAACCGTAAATACGTTCTGGATAGTTACTAGTATTGAACCCGCCAGTACCAATGTCCAGCATATCGTGTCCTGTTGCTCTGTTGGTACTGATGTTAACAGTAATCTCTGCTGCTTCTCCGGATGACAATCCTACTTTTAGTGTTATGCCGCTGCCGTTAACTAGTGTTTTAGCAAGTCCAGCATTTAGTGCTGGCCAATGAATATCTGTATTTGCAACATCAGAAATCTGTACTACAGCAACTTGAGCTGTGCCACTACCGCCTGTGTATGCATATTCTGCATATGCATCTATTTGATAAGTTTTGCCGCCCCATGTAAATATCATATCGGCATTTGCTAGTCGTGTTCTTTCAGTTGCATCTAGTTGACCTATTACAATAAACCTACTACCGTCTGTGCTTGTAGTTGCAGCAGTAGCACCCATTGTAACAGTTGCACTTGGTGTAGCTGCTGATACAATATCAGTATAGTTTGCATTTACAGTACTATTTGCATCAAAGAAGCTTTCGGTAGCAGTTATTACACTTTGATTAACACTTAAATCAGTGTATCTAAAGTTGCTATCAAATGTTACCATACGCTGGTTAGCCTCTGTAGTTACTCCATCTGTGATTTGATTGCCGAATAGAATAGTACGATACACATAATCTGTAGTATCTTGCGTGAAAGTAAATGCTGTACTTGGACGAGTTGGCAATTCTTCTGTACCAAAATCATTAAGCAAGAAGTTTTGTTTATGTCGTATTACAAGTTTAGTATCGTGATCGGTATCTTCTTGTAAACCATTTGATGCTGTTCCTTCAAGTCCAGTACCAAAGTTCAACTTCCATACTTTACCATCACGTACAGGAGTACTGTCGTCAAATCTAGGAGTACCTGCTATACTAACTGCACCTATTACTCCACTGTTAACATCTGTTGTTGTAATAGTAGCATCGTTAGCAGGCGTAGCACCACCAAGTAATGTACCTGGAATAATGATTGTTTCACCAGGTGCACCTGCACCTGATCCGGCGCCTGTAATATCAACACTATAGTTGTCGCTGCGTGTTTTCTTAACTCTAAAAATAGCAGTATCCGCAGTATATGTACCAGTAAGACCAACTGCACTACTAGTATCAATATTATAACTACTTAATGTAAAACTAGCATCACTAGCATTGGTTATTTCGTATGGTTGATATAATCCAGTATTGTGTAGGATTTCAACTTCACTCACGTTATGAGGATATTCTTCTAAATCATACACATACATAAACAACGAGTCTTCTGGTGCATCGTTATCTAGTGTTGTAACGGTTGCTGGAATGCCAACATTTGTACTTGTAGGTGAAGTAATAGTTCCTGTTGTGTTGAATGTCCCTGTTGTAGTATGCACATACAATCTAGTAGGATCACCACTACCATCTTCTTCGCCTGTAAAACTTAAGATACCTGTTGCATTTGCTGCTCTTGTTGCTGTACCACCACTACTATATGCAGTATTGGTTGACGAATCATATGCACTACTAAGTCCAGCATCAGTATACAATGTAAATGTATTAACATCTTGCACATCTACATAAAACTGCAAGCCGTTTAGTTCAGTCATACCAACAACATCAGCTATAGTAACTAAATCTGCACCAGTCAGTCCGTGTCCGGTTGCAGTAACTAACGCCGGACTTGCTTGTGTAACGGCAGTAATAGTAGCATTAATCAAACCTTGTGTAAGTGTTTGTCCTGCACTAACATTGCCTGTTGACGGAACAGCAGCAGCAAAATCTAAAATACCATCTGCTCTAAATGTTTTACCAGGGAATACCATATTGGCACCTAGTGTAACATCAGTAGCAACTTCATCAGGATCAGCACCTGCAGAAACTAGTCCGTAGATACCGTAACTGTTGTTACCACCTAAACTTCTAATCTGCGATCCGTCTAGTGCAAGATAACCAGTATGGCAATAATATGTAAACATACTAACAAGTTCTGATAGTGCGTTGTTAACACACAATGCACCAAAACCTAAATCGTTGATTTGTGTAAAGTCGTTTGCTAACATACTTCTGTTACCACCACTTTGTACAAATATATCAACACCAGTACTTCCAGTATATCCACGTCCAACTACAAATGTTTGAGCAACACCGCCACCTGTGTATGCACTAAATGCACTTGTATTATAACCTGCTGTTAAGCCGATATCGGTATAAAGTTCAACTTCATTTGGATTGATTGTTGTTTTAACATACAATGTAGCACTGTTTATTTCAATCATGCCATTAACATTACTGATTGTAACACGATCAGCATCTGAATACGGATGAGCAGTAGTTGTGCGCATCACAGCGGTTGCTGCTTGTGAGATATCATCAATATTACGTGATGTACTATCACTTGGATTACTGGTTTCATCTAATATGAAAGTAGCAGTTCCGGCAGCCTTATCATATGCAGAGATTGTATTAACTTGATATCTTGAACCTGCAATAAAAAACGGAAACGGTGTTGGCGGTCTTCTTACAAATAGACCTTGATCAGTTGGTGAGCTTACGCTAATACTAAATGCATTATTTACAGTATCAATAGTTGCAGGCATGTTACCTGCATATCCATCAACAAACAATCCGCCTGCAAAGTTTCTATTTGTGCCTTTAGACTGTGCAAAACTCGAACCTGTTTGGCAATAAGGAGAACGTGTTAGTATTTGACCTTCTGGGTCAAGTACCATCATAAATCCACCTTGTCTTTGTACAGTAATGTTTCTTACAATAGTACCATCATTACACAGTAGCACATCCATTTCACTGTTGTTTAATGGAGGGTTGTAGTTTACATTATTAAAATATGCAACACAATCGACTAATGCATTAGCTTGTGTGTTTGATTCAGTTTCTGCTGCATAATCTTCATCAAATATTTGAGTAACACTGCCTGTTCCTGAATATCCATTGCCCGAATCGTTAGCTAAAATATTTGTTATAATAGCTTTTAAATTTGTTATTGCTGCGGCAGTTTCGGTTTCTTGTCCTGCAACTGCGCCTGTATAATATGCGCCTTGGTTTGTAAGAGTGTTTTCTCTTCCGCCTACACGCAAATCTTTTACAATGCCGTCAACAATCAATCCAGTGTCTCGACGACACTTAGTTTCGTTGTATACTAAACTAGGATATGTTGCATCAACGTATTCAATAGTTTCTTCTACTAAATAGGCTTTGTTGAGTTCGATTAGTCTTGCAGCGTCTTTAAAGTTTCCAGGATTAGCTGTAGCATCAGTTCCTACGTCTGCTAGTTTACTAGGATCTGATACATAATGATATCCATATTTTCCTTGCTTTCCACTAACTGGGTGTGTAAAGTGATATCCGCCACCTGTGGTTGCAATGTCGACTGTTAAATCTGCTGCGCCACCGGCACCAATCTTACTGTCATTAATAGTTATTGTTTCACCAACAATAAATCCATCGCCGCCGCTTGTAATAGTTACAGTACAGGCACCGCCTGATAAAACAATAACTTGGAATGTAGCTTTTACACCAGAACCATTAGATCCCCAATCATCTACTCCTATCTGATATGTTCCTAGTGTACGTGCCGGATCAGCAGCAGACACATTTGTTAGTGTTGCAGCCGGTGAATATGCTGATATAAGACTATCAGTTATGATATCTCTATAGAAATATGTATGATTCCATTTACTCTGTGATACACCAGGCTTTGGACGTAGCACAACTCGTCTAAACTCGTCACCTTTGATACTTACGTTTTCAGGTAACTTAATAGGAAGATGTTCGTAATAAATGCCAGATTCAATTCTTACTGTGATTTGGTTGTTTCTAGTAATATTACCAAATTCTAGTTCTTCACCTGCAATAAACTCAATAGGTTCAACTAGGTCAACTACTACGCTATCAGTAGTAACACTTGCGCTACGAGTGTAATCAGTAATAATACCTTTTGCACCCGATAGCTTTCCTACAATGATCTTACCTTCAATAAGATCAGGATTGCCTTCACCACCTTGGTCAACTGCTGGATTTGTACCATTAGTAAATGCAAATGTATATCCTGCGCCTGTGGCTGCAAGTGGAACATCAGTTCCTGATAAAATGTCAATGATTTCATTAAAGCGATCAGTATAGGCTGTAATAACATTTGCTGCGATTGTGCCTGGTGCTGCTGTATTAGCGTCATTAAATGCACTAACCAACTGTGCTCTAACCACAGCAATCGATGCTCGTGTAGCTGCTCCTTGATCTACTTGTGCTTTAATTGCACTTGGGTTTGCATTATATCTTAGGCCTGCCCAACGTGATAGATAGTTTACTGTTAATCCTGCATTAACATCAAGTCTTACAGAATCAATCATTAGTTGTACATCACGTTTACAAAGTTGTATATCGTATGTTAAGTCTGCAAAGTTGACTTTAATGTAATCTTGTACAAACTCTTGTATAGAGTTTGTATTAGACACAGCTAAGTTACTAGCTGCTACTGCGGTTGCTGGACTGGTATATCCTGTAATACTATCAATAATACTATTAACAGCGCCACCGTCGTATGTTACTTGCTGTACATAAGGACCAGGTTCGTATGGAGTAGCTTCAATAATCGATTCTGCTTTAATCATAGCAGCATTAACAGATTTGTAAGCATACTGTGGCGATCTACCTTCTTGGCCAGATGGAGCTGCTTTTTGTGAATCATCACCAGCTGTTGAAACATAAATGTTTGTTGCACTAGCATAGCCCTGTGTATCAACATAAAGTTTTGTAACAGCTTGTAAATCATCTTTACCATTTGGAGCGCCGAAGCCTTCGAGAGGATTTGGGTGATCTGATAGGTACAGTGTATCTAACATACGTCTATTAGTTTCACTACCTGCTCGTGTAATTACTTCTTGTGTTTGCGGAACCTGTGTGCCTGTGGCACTTGCTGGAACATTCAACGCACCAGTCATAGTATCGCCTGCTACATTTACATAGTTATCATCTGCATACCCTTTACTGATAATAACATTATCAGTAGAAATAGCTGCCGATCCAGGATGTGTAGTTGCCCAGTTGGTAACAAGTGTATTGATATCATCGCCTGCACCGGTATTTCTTAGTGTTGTATTAATAGCATTACTATATGCTGTTACTGCTTGAGCATTTAAAGGAGCGTTTAATACTGGATCTGGATCACGTTCAATATGTGGATCATTTATAATAATCTTAACTGTACCACTTTGATTAGGTGTAGCAGGATCAACATCATCAAACTCAACAACAACACTGTTATTGATTGTATTAACTGCTTTTGCCGAACCATTGTTGCCAGTATCACTAACAAACTTATAAAAGTTTAAACCTGTTTCTGTACTGTTAACTGCTGTTATTGCAGTAGTATTTCCTAAATACGAATCAGGAACATCGTCGATATTTTTAAATGATATTGCACCGCCAAGCCCAAATACAGCATATAGTTCAGTAAAGTTTGTATTTACTTTTTTGAAACTTTCACGGATGCTATCGCCTGTGCCGTCATTACCCTCGATACCAATATCAACTTCTTGTCTTGCCATTTCTTTATCCTTTAAAACTGTGGTACTAAATTATCCATATCGAAGTTGACGCTTACGCCACATCCGCATGAACTCTGTGCATTTGGATTGTTTATTTCAAAGTTAGCACCAACTAAACTTCTTACATAATCCACTTCTGTTCCTATTAGAAACATTAAACTGTGAGCTCCAACAACAAACGCACACCCGTTAGCTGTTTTGACAACTTCATCGTCTGCTGCTAAGTCTGCTGGAGTAGCTACTGTACCCCATTCATATTCAAAACCAGCACATCCACCACCCTTGATGTTTAGTGTAATGCCATAGCAGTTGTTTTCTTCACTTAGAAGATCGATTTGTTTCTCTGCTGCTGAGGTTAAAGTTAGTATGCTCATCATAGTGTTCCTTTTTAATATTTATCGTTGTATTTTATAATCTTAATGTAAATCAGTGGTAAATATACTTATGTTTTTAAAAGAATATTTAATTGATACGTGGCACATGCGCCGTAGTAAACTTGGTAAACAGCACACCTACAATCGTAAAAAAACAATGGTACTACTACGCTGTGACAACTGCAATGAAGAGTTTGCTAGAGAGCGTGGACATATGGATCCAAAAAGACTCAGCAACAACTATTTCCATGTTTGTGAAAACTGTGATGCAAAACGTTTCGCACAACAGCGTGGAGTAAGTGCAAAGCAAGTATGGAAAATGTCAGCAAGCAGTAATATGCCTATTGGGAAAATATAGGTTATAATACTTTTCTATATCTTCAAATACCATTCCTTTTAAAATTAGTCTATGAAACTTATTACAGTTTTGTATCATAGCAGGATGGATGCTAGTTCCTAAATATTCAGCAGCTTTTTCTGCTATTGAGATATGAGAAACGATATCAGGATGCCCATCTTCGAATGGTTTTTTTGACCATTTAGCACTTTGTATTCGATACCTTCCTTTGAAGTTATTGCTTAGTTCAGGTAGATCTACATGGTCTACAAAATCAGTCATGGACATGTGATATTGCTTTATTCCTATTTTATCACATATTGCTTTTGTTGCTAAAATATAATTTTCACTTTTTTCAGTTTCAAAATCTTCGTTGTACCAGTCTTTAATTTTTCTCCAAATATACTTGTTTTCATCACTATGAGCAATGCTGCCATCATTGTGAGTCCAACCATCTTTTTTTAAGTAGTCAAATCTAAAAGGACCTGTCCACTGAATAATGATTTCATCATAACAATGTAACTGTTGTGTTTTATACAAATGAAGTAGTATGTAAAAGATACGCTCGTTGCCAATACCAGCTATTCCAAACTTATCTGCTTGAAGTATATCTGCATATGTAGGCCAGATGTAATTAGTAAAACTACATCCGATAGCTGCAAGTTTTAACCTTTGCGCCAAATAGTCCATGCTCCGTATGCAATAGCACCATAAGCAATAAGTTTTGTTAATGGCGAAAAGATAATAATAGCTGCACCTGCTGCTACCATTAATACTCCGTCAACGGTTGACCGCTCCCGCAATCGTGTTTCTATCCAGTTTTTGATCATTTGATAATCTCCTAATACGTTTATCTTGTTCTTTTAGTTGCTGTTCTAATCTACTTAACTTTTCTTCGAGTGCAAAAACATATGCCTGAGTTGGTATTTGTTTTTCCATACCATCTTCGTCTAGCATAGTGAAACTGTTTACACCAGCACCTTTGAGACCACCTAATACTCTATTAGGGTTTTTAAGCGGCGATTGGACTTGTGCTTGCGTCCGTGCATACATTGCGTGTATAAAGTTGCTCATTTTTATCCTCCATGCTGTATTTACCGGCAAACAGATCCTTGTTTATAAAATGTCTTTGCAACAACTGACTACTAGCCAAGTTCTTGCACTTTGCTTCTACCATGATGTCGGCCCATTCCCAATGTGATAAGGCCCAATCGTTGACTGCATCATTCCACAAGTAATCACTGTGTGCTCTTAGTTTTGCTTTTTTGAAGCCTTGTTCTTCAAGCGCCGCAAAGTCTGGTCTTTGTGTTGTTGAGTGACCGGAAAGAAGATCTTCTCTACTAACACTATAATGCATAGCAGGACGCACACCACGCCAGCTATCAATAATACGTTTGATTCTATCATCATTGGGTTCAATATATTCTCCTCTTGTGTTACACCAATGGTGGTGTATATCGAGAACAAGTGCAACATCGTCTGCAAGTTCTAGGCTTGCTTCGAGACCCCATTTGTTTTCGTCGTTTTCAATAGTAATAGTGTTTCTTGCTTCTGGAGAGAGTCTTGGAAGGACTGCTTTGATACCGGCTGGACCTTGTCTACCGGAGATGTGGACGTTACACTTGAAGTCTTGCCAGTTCTGACCGTAGCCCATCCACCGTAATAAGTTGACATGATATTCAAATTCTTCTATGCTCCGTTCTACTATTTCTGGGTTATCACTGGCGAGTACTGTGAACTGACCTGGATGCATCGATAGTCGCACATCAAGGGCTCTTGCCGCTTCACCGACTTTTGCATATTCTCTTTCACAGAACGCAATAACGTCAGGACGCTGCCAATAATAACTCCAGTCACGCTGGGTATAACAAGGAAGCTGATTGCTGCCAAGTCGTACCATCCTAAGCTCTGATGGAAGGCTTCCCACATACTCTACCAACCTTTTAGCTGCGGCTGCATTATGCGTCATGATGTCCCAAAGCCGCTCTTCTGCAACATCCTTGCTTTGTCTATTTAGCCACTGTACTGTTGTACATTTTTCAGTAAGCGGTCGCTGAATTTCTTCTAGTATTTTTTTCTTCTGTGTTTGATCTTCGTGCATATATTTACATGCAAAGCCAATACGTTTAATCATTATGTGTGCCTATTCATTTGTTGTTCAAGTAGTTATAACACGATTTTATTTGCATGTCAACATTTAATGCTGAACACCATTGATGATATCATCAAGTGCTTTAATAGCTACTGTATAATGCAAGTTTTCACCCCATGTTTCACAATAGTCTTTGCCTGCTGCATCGGCAAGTTCTTTGCTGCTGTAAACGCCATGGAATCTATTTTGTGTCGGGTGTCCTGTATTGTATGTGTGTACAATATAAATGTTAGTTGTTGTGTTCATCGCCAGTTCTCCTTTACCCAACTGTCATTTGCATCTGCAGGATTTGGTTCGCCGTGAAACACTGCAATGCATGTATCTGGATGTATTTTAGGTGGTGCATCTATTACAAAGTTACGTTTTCTTACAGGATCAAGTTTAAGATCTCTTCTGTCCCTCATTTCCCATTTGTAACTCATTACCCATTCGTCAGGCCAGAATTGGTGATCAGTAATATGTTTGAACATCCAATCCTGATCACCACGTAGTCGTTGCATGTGTGCTTGCGGATTTAGTTTAAACTGCTGCCATAAGTTATCATATTGTCCTATGTTAACTCTAAACACACTGCTATTCATACGGTTCCAATCTTTACGTTGGCTTCTATTAAAATCTCTACAAATATTAAATCTATTAGGCTGATATCTAAATAACTTATCTATGTTTTTAAAAACAATAACATCTAAATCTAAAAATAGTAGTGTTCCTTTTAATGGCAAATCAGCACCAACAAACATAGGTTTATACCACCAGCCATCTGCTCTTAGTTTAGGCAATGAATAAGTTTTAATATTTTTATCTAATCCTGTTGTATTTTCTGTAAAGCATACAAACTCATATGGTATAGTAATATTTCTATCTACCATGCGGTATAGTTTGTTTACATATTCAGCATTGTACTTGGTGCCCCATTTTAAACATGCTACATAGTTCTTAGAAGATAATGGGGCTACATCTAGCAACCCCATTTCTTGGTCTAGTTGCGCTAGTTCAGTTAAGGCTTTTTCACGAGCCTTCCTTGCTTTGCGCACTTGTTTGGTTTCAGTCCATTGCTTTGTAGATTGCACTGTTTGCTCCATGCTCCATACATTCTACACTTACACACCAACAACGTCCATCTGACAGTTCACGTACTAAGTTGTCTGCAAACTTCCAAGCGTGATATGCAAACTTCTCTGCACCAACACCATCCAGTACTGTAATCTCACACAGTCCCATGTTTTCTAGTTCTGCAAACTTGTACATGAAAGGATCTTCTCTGTCGATAACTGTCTTATGATCAAATGTATCTTCTAGCCATGCCTTCAAAGGTTTAAGTCCTCCAAAGTCTACAGCCCAGTTCTTGTTGTCTAGTTCGTCACAACCGAATGTAAATTTGAATCCTAAACTGTAACCGTGCAAGAACTTGCAATGTGAATGATCTGCATGTGGTTGACGGAACACTGCGCTCAAGCCAATATGGTGTCCGTATGTTTTAGTTGAATAGTAAGCCATTATATTATACTCCTTTATTAATGGAGTGCGCGGAATATTTATAGTGGGTCGAACACTTAGTCCACTGTATTACTTATAATAACACAATTACTTATCTGTGTCAACTGGATTTATTATCAAAAGTATATTACTATAATCTGCTGTCTTCGGAACTTTAAATACCCAATGATTGCACACAAAGTCGCCATGCATAGTTACTTTATAGCGTCCTCCGTGTACCATATCTGCAGGACGTTCCATGCTCCACATATTTGGCATTGTTTCGCCTGGTCGCACATTACGTGTATACTGTTTGGTAAATGCGTTTAGTTGGTGGCTATGACTGCCATCTTCTGCATATGCTATTCCATATATTTTAGTACTGTTGCATTCATATCGTTTGTAACCCATCATATAGAATTCGATATCACTGTTTCCTGTAACAGGGTTATTTGTTATTTCAATCTTTATATCTTGGAATACATTAGCGTTTTTAAAACTCAAGTATGTTACACCAAATATAATGCATATAGCTAAACTTAATCCGCTTATTATATTGAGTAGTATTGTTCTAGTTGGAGTCATCTCTAAACTCCTCTCTAATCTCTTTAAGATCTTGTTTGACTTCTAGTAAGTCGTTGGTTGCTGATGTCATAGTCTTAATAATGTATTTTATAGTTATTATAGTCCAAAACCACCAGGTGACAGCAGTAAACGCAAATAGTACCATTCCAATATTAAACAATGTGTCAAAACTTGTTATGCCATAGGTGAGTGATATTGCGGCTGCAACTAAAAAAAACGTTGGGGTTATTTTTGCATATAAGTCCCAACGTGCCACTTGTTTTTCAATTTTAATACTTTTATTCATACAGTATTTATTGTATGCATTTTAGAATAATAGTATCACTATTTAAACGACCATTTAGTTTAATGTCTGTGGTTTTAATATCTTCCATAAACTTACGAAGTTGTACTTTGCCTGCTTTTTTAAATGCCTTGAGTGTTTCATCAGGCTTCCGCAGTGTTTTTTGAATACTATGTTTTTCATCAAAGAACAACAATGTAGTGCCTTTGACTTGTATAGTAGTATGATCTTCTGCTACATATTTTCCTAGTTTGCGTGTTTTTGTGTTGTACACCCACACTTCTTTTGCATCAATCAGTTCAAGTGGATTAACACTTACTAGTTGTAGTTTTTCGTCACGCTCGAGATACTTTAACTTAGCAATCAACTTTTCTTTGCTTGGCGCCTTTTTAGTTTTAGGCTTACGTGTAGCTTTAGCAGTGTCTATAACAAGGTCACAAGCGCCGTGTAGCGTCTCTAATGCTTCTAAGTATGTATTAGCGTCTTTCTTAGTAAGGTGACTGTATCCTTCGCGTAGCTGTAGTAGCATGTCTGCTTCGTGTTCGTCTTTAACACGATTAATTTCACCAGGTGTTGGAAGTTTTTGTATTAAGTGAGCTTCTTCTAACTCGCTTATATAGTATTTTTTAATCTTACGTGCATGTGCTTGTGTAACTTTTTTATTTAAAAAATGTTTTGTAAAGTTAAACCCCTTAGGATCAAACTTCTTTTTGTCAGTAATAAAGCCGTCAAGCCATTCTTCAATAGCTTCACATGCTTCTTGTGCTTGTTCAGAAATACGTTCTTGGATGGTAGGAACATGCACATTCTTTTTAGTTTTTTCTTCTGCCTTCTTTTCTTGTACAACAGCTTCCCCTTCTTCAGCAAGTTCAAGAATCCATTTTCTAAGACCTTCTTCGTATTGTGTAGGCACAAGAGCAGGTTGATTTTCTAAAAGGTATGCAGCACAAGTCCAATGACTTTTTCCACCGACCTTCCAATCTGGTAACTTATTAATAGCACTAACCACTTTCTTATCGTAGTTATTTTTAATATATGTTTTAACTGTTGTCAGCCATTCTTTTGATTCTACTTCGTAATGAGTGTAATACTTTGCTTTATTCCAAGTAAGACCTTTAGAAGGCATAAGAGGCATCATATTTGCGCCGCGGCGTACTGCTCTTACTGTTTTCTTTTTAGGTTTTGCTGCTGCTTTGTTTGCTCTTGCCATCTTATTCTCCTTGCTATCTGTTTACTATATAGTCAAACTCCGTAATAGTCAAGAACTATTTCGAGTGCCTTCCTTAGTTCCGTGTTGCGTTCGTAGTCATCTGGGTGACCTTTTTGATGCAGCACAAAGTTGTCCATCTCGCCTACCAGCATATTGTAATGATCTTTGAGGCTGTGAATAGCCATACGATCTACTACTTCAGAATCTAGTTCATAGGTTTTTGGAATGTCGTATTTGCGTTTCATTTTTCTTGTTTCAATCTATATTGACAATAAGCATCCCATCCATATTCATACATTGCATATGCTGCAATAAATCCTATGTATGGAATAAAAGCTACATTTAGCAGTATCCACGAAAAGATAACTGCGATTACTATGTCATACGTTCTAATCAAATCTTTTCTCCGGGCTCAAAACCTCGGAATGTTTTAAAGCGTGGAAAGCGCAAACTATATGTACCGTCTTGATTCTGTGTTACAGCGTCTGCACGTACTTCAACCAACTGACCAATAAGAGCATCGCGACCAGACCAAAATACGGATCTGTTATCATCCGTGAAGCCACTACCAACATTAACCCTAATGTCTTTCCCATCATCCTGCCCAGCGCATACAACAGCCCCAAGTCTGCCTTCATTGCGGCCAGTGCCTTCTTCAACATCTACTACCTCCAATGTTACTTCAATAAATGGTTTTGCTTTGAGCCAAGCATGTGTACGCTTACACTCATACGGTGCATCAATGTCCTTAATCATAACACCTTCGTAGCCACCGTCTACAGCCGCTTTATTAAGCTCTACAAAGCGTTGTTCGCCTTCTGGTGTGTCTAAATCAACATCTTCCCATTCACATGCTACAACATGCTCTAAGAGGTCTTCATTTTCTAACACCCAGTATTTGACTAAGTTACTACGATATGTTTGTGGCTTATCCCACCCACCTTCTAAAAAGTCTTTCAACGGAATAAAATCAAACAAGTGTAGTACAGCATCATTTGCTTTCTTGCCATCCTTGCGTTGCAGTTGCTTCATAAGGTCTTGGAAGTCTGCACTCATCACTTCGCCATCTAACACACAGTCATATGGTGCAGGCTTTGCCGCCAGTACTGCTTCAATCTCTTTAATGATGTGCGGAAAGTTATGAAACTGTTTTCCATTGCGTGAGAACAGTTCTACCTTGCTGCCTTTGCACACTGCTAGTACTCTTACACCGTCTAGTTTGACTTCAATCTGCTTCTTACCAACCATCTTCTTTTCATGGTTAGCAGAGTCATGTGCTAATGCACAAGTAAATGTAGGTACAGCATACTGTGGAAACTTTTTAGCAATCTTGTTTACAGTCTTTTCACTACAACCACAACGTAGGTCTTTGATTAAGATACGTCTATAAAATCCATTCCACTGTTCAGTAGTAGCAACACCCATTGCTAATATAATAGCATCACGTGCCGCATGTCCTGTAAGCTCTCTGGCAATAAGTTGACCTGCTAATGTTTTAAAGTTTTCCCATGATAGTCCTTGCCCTGTAAGAACATCTGAACGCTCTGGTACTTGCTTTACACCAAAAGTAACAAGTGGATCTAGTGCCATGCACAACCCATCAAAGAACTCGTCTAGTCCTTCTTCCATTGCTTCTAAGATTACTTGTTCTTTTGCTAGACGACTGTTGTCTGCTTCTAGTCTTGCAATAATCTCTTGTGGTTGTGTTCGCATTTAAATATCTTCCTCTGCCCATTTGATTTTTTTAAAGGTGTACTGTTCGATGCCCCATTTTGCAGGGGCACCAAACTTTATAATAGTTTTAGCAAGTGCTTGATTTTCATCTTCTGCATACTCATATCCAAAAAACTCATCGTTGCCGAACACTTCCCAGGTGCGTTGTACTGCCCACATTAGTTAGTCCTCAACTCTTCGATGTTAACAGGAGTATAGTTAGTCTGCTCTACGCACACACATTTGTATGGGCCATCTGGACTTGGGTTCTGGTGTATGTGACCGTGGACGTTCACCATACTACCTTCGCCAAATCTATGACTTTCCTTTAGTGTACTTTGGTGTACAGGAACGTGTGTTAGCAATAACCCAAACTCGCTAAAGTCTCTCCACATAGTTACCTTTTGGAAGTGTGGCACAAGTACTTTGATGTTGTCGTGATTACCAACAACCAACCGTTTCTTACCATTGAGTCTTTTAAAGTTATCGTTTAGCCACTTGTCTTTGTCTAATCCAAACAACACATCACCCAAGTGGTACACTTTGTCTTGAGGCTTAACAACACTGTTCCAGTTGGCAATCATAGTTTCGTTCATATCTTCAACATCAACAAAGTCTCTACAAGGCTTGCCCACTTTATCCTCAAACTTTAAGATATTATCGTGGTTAAAGTGTGTGTCGCTTATTACCCAGATATCTGCCATACTGTGCCTCTTGTTTTATTGCCTACAAACTAACATAACACATTACCTTTCGGGTGTCAACCTAAAATGCCTCGGAATGATGTTAGCCCAAGCCCTATGTGCATGTTCTAAAGGATGCAGTCCAGGACCAAGTTCAAACTGTTGTCCAACAGAGTACTCATAAAATCCTTGTGTAGGTGCAGTAGGAATATAGTATATATTATATTTTAATACACGATTGATTATAGCGTCTGTGTACACATCTCCTAAGATTAGATTAGGATTGATGTCAGATCCAAACCCAAAACATTGTACACTTTTTATACAATGTATTCTTAAAAACATATTAGTTGCTTCAATGTCTGCCAACGACTCATACAAATGATTTATAGGCTCATTATGATGTGTGTATATTTCATCTGCAATCGTATCCAAATGATTGTCTTTTAATATGGTTCTACGTTCGTCACTGTTTGCTAGTTTTCCTGTAGGAGATTTTAATCCTCTAGTAGTATCACTAGGTAGTAGTGTAAAATAGTTGTCGCCTCTGTCAAGTTTAGGATTAGATAATAAAAACTCTCGTCTGTAAAAACTAGTCCACATAATAAAAACCAATATATTATCACTTTTATATGTTTCTAGTAGTTCTAGTATATTGTGTATTGTTCTTCTGCGAATACCTCTGTTGCTAGTGCCTGTTGTTGCTCTAGTCATTTTTTTAGCATTTGGATAATATTTGTTTTTAATAATGTCAGTCCAGGTACTATCACAGTTTTCAATACCATCAGGCAACATTTCCCAACTGTTGTGTTCTGCGCCTGCACCTAAGCTACATCCGTCATTGTAGATTATTTTAATCATTATAGATTCCTAAACAAAATTAATGTTTCGTCGTCAGGTCCTTGTGCATATGCCCACTTGCTTATTTTTTTTCCTGTTCTACGTTCGACTTCGGCATTCATAGCAGAAACTTTTATTTTGGCTATACTTTTATCAACAGGCTTTACAAACTGAAAATATATTTTATCTTCTGTGACATCTATTAATATTTTTCCTTTGATGCGATATTTACTAGGCAAGTCATTGAGATCGTTGTAGTTGATAGTTTCAGGATTAACAACAGGTGTTATAAGACCATTGTCCCAACAGTTGATGCGCAAGTTATTAATACTAATACTTTTTAGCAATGCTACTTCAACAAAACTATAGCAAGTTTCAATAGATGGCACAAGAACACAGTTGATTCCTTGCATTTGCACAACTTTTAATATCCGATGCATACCTTCGACAACATCATTAAATCCCAAGCAGGTGTGTGTTTCAACAGCATCATTCATCAATGCCGGCAGCATAAAGTCTACAATCAGCTCAGGTTGAATATTATATTTTGTGTGCAGAACATTTCCGTGTATAGTTATTGTTGGT